GCTTTGGAATGGAAAGCCAAGACGACGCTGACTTAGAAACTGTTCGCGAATATGTAGAAAAAGTTGCTACACCAAAAGGCGGCGACAATGGAGCAAACGCAAAATCTGTAGTTGCTGGAAAGAATGATATGGGCGGTACTACTGCTAATATCGTTAAAGGCGGTACAGAGCCAGAGAGCGCAAGCACAAAAGGCGGTTTAGCAAATCCATCTACAAAAGAAGATAATGCTGGCAACATCAATGTTCCAGGCGGCAAAGCTGGCGGTGCGTTCAGCAAGAAAGAGCCCGGACATGGTGCTGAGAAGAAAGGTGCTGCAGAAAGTGCAGACAACAAGCAAAGCCTTTTCCGTGGTCGTAGATAATAGGACTCAACGGTGAAAAACTACCTCAGCGAACATTTGAGTTTTGACCAGGCTAAGATTGTTCTGGAGCGAGACGAGGGCAGCGACGGTAAAAAGTCGCTGCATTTAAATGGTATCTGTATCCAAGGTGATATCCGAAATCAGAACCAACGTGTGTACTCCTCTCAGGAAATTGGCAGGGCTGTCAAGACGCTCAACGAACAGATCTCTGGCGGATACTCAGTTTGCGGAGAGCTAGATCACCCACAGGATTTAAAAATCAATCTGGATCGTGTTAGTCATATGATTACCAAGATGTGGATGGATGGTCCTAACGGCTACGGAAAACTAAAAATAATCCCCACTCCAATGGGTCAATTAGTACAGACAATGTTGGAGTCGGGAGTTAAATTGGGTGTATCAAGCAGAGGCAGCGGCGAAGTTGACGGAAGTGGTAATGTTCAGGGGTTTGAGATTATCACAGTTGACATAGTAGCACAACCTTCCGCCCCGGGAGCTTACCCAACACCAGTATATGAACACTTGATGAACAACACAGGTGGCTACAAGGCATTTAGAATAGCACAAGAAGTCAAAGGCGACGCACAGGCACAGAAATACCTAGCCGAGAGCCTGAAAAAAATCATTTCAGGACTCAAATAACCAGTAGGAGAATCACATGCTAGACATCGTAAAACAATTGTTTGAGAACAATGTGATTTCCGAAGAAATCAAATCGGAAATTGAATCCGCTTGGCAAACAAGAATTCAAGAAAACCGAGATCAAGTTACTGCCGAACTACGCGAAGAGTTCGCTCAAAAGTATGAGCATGATAAATCCGCAATGGTTGAAGCCGTTGAAGCAATGCTAGCAGATCGCCTACAGGCAGAGCTAGGAGAGCTGGCCGAAGACCGTCAAGGACTAATCGAAGCTCGTGCTAAGTATGCTAAAAAGATGAAAGACGATTCCGCCGCAATGGAATCTTTTGTCTTAAGCAATCTTAAAAAAGAGCTGTCCGAACTTCACGAAGATCGTAAGCAGGTAGCATCTAATGTTGCAAAACTAGAATCTTTTATCGTGGATGCACTAGCGAAAGAAATCGCAGAATTCCACAGCGACAAGAAAGACCTAGCTGAAACTAAAGTACGTTTAGTACGCGAGTCTAAAGCTAAGTTTGAAGCTGTCAAGAAAGATTTCATTGCACGTTCTGCTGAAATCGTACAGGAAACAGTCTCTAAAGGACTGACTACTGAGATGAAGCAACTACGTGAAGACATTGAAGCTGCTCGCAAAAATGACTTTGGTCGCAGAATTTTTGAAAGTTTTGCTAGCGAATATGCAGCAAGTCATCTAAATGAAAAATCTGAAACTGCTAAATTACTAAGAGTAGTAAAGCAGAAAGATCTTGAATTAGAAGAAGCTGCTAAAGTTGTTGCAGAAACACAGAAACTAGTAGAGTCGAAAGAATCTCAATTACGTATTATCAAAGATACTAGTCAGAGAAAAGAAATCATGGGAGAACTATTAGGTCCTTTATCAGGAGATAAGCGTTCTGTTATGAGCGAGTTACTAGAATCAGTTCAAACTGAAAAGCTACGTGCAGCTTTCGATAAGTATTTGCCGGCGGTAATCAACGGTAATACTCCAGCGAAGAAAGCACTCACTGAGGCAAAAGAAATTACAGGCAATAAGCAGGCACCCACAGTAAGCGGAGAGGAAAAAACCGCTGAAATTTTTGACATCCGCAGGCTTGCGGGACTTAAAGTTTAAGGAGAACTATAATGTCACAACTACTCGAGTCACGCTGGTCGGAAACCAAAGAGGCACTGTTAGAAGGCCTACAAGGTAACAAGCGTTCAGTTATGGCAGCTACTCTAGAAAATACCCGCAAGTATTTGGCAGAGTCTGCTACCGCTGGTGCTACTTCCGCTGGCAACGTTGCAACCCTAAATCGTGTGATCCTTCCAGTGATCAGACGTGTGATGCCTACGGTCATCGCTAATGAATTAGTTGGCGTACAGCCAATGACTGGTCCAGTTGGTCAGATCCACACTCTACGTGTTCGCTATGCAGATAGCTTTACAGGTAGTGCTGGTGGTTCTACAGCAGCTGGTGAAGAGGCACTAAGCCCATTCAAGATTGCTGAAGGCTACTCTGGTAACGCTAATGGTAAAGCAGACGCAACTGCTGCCAAAGAAGGCGTTGCTGGTCGTAGAATGAGCATTCAAATCTTGAAGCAAACAGTTGAAGCCAAAACTCGTAAGCTCAGCGCTCGCTGGACTTTCGAAGCTGCTCAAGACGCACAAGCCCAACAGGGTATTGACGTTGAAGCAGAAATCATGGCTGCTCTAGCACAAGAGATCACTGCTGAGATCGATCGTGAAGTTCTAACTTCTCTACGTACTCTAGCAGGTACTCAAAACCAAGTAGCATACAACCAGGCAGCAGTTTCTGGTACAGCTACATTCGTTGGTGACGAGCATGCAGCTTTAGCAGTTGCTATCAACCGTGTTTCTAACACAATCGCTCAGCGTACACGTCGTGGCGCTGGTAACTGGGCCGTTGTTAGCCCACAAGCATTAACAATTCTTCAAAGTGCTACAACTTCTGCTTTCGCAAGAACAACAGAAGGTACATTCGAAGCTCCAACAAACACCAAGTTCGTTGGAACATTGAACAGCGCAATGAAGATCTATGTTGATACTTATGCAGCTGACGATTCAACAGTGTTAATTGGTTACAAAGGTTCTAGCGAATCTGACGCAGCAGCATTCTACTGCCCATACATTCCATTGATGAGCAGCGGTGTTGTTCTAGATCCAGCTACCTTCGAACCAGTCGTAAGCTTCATGACAAGATACGGATATGTTGAGTTAACAAACACAGCATCGTCTCTTGGTAATGCAGCTGACTACCTAGGTACTGTTACAATCAGTAACACATCGTTCGTTTAATCTAAGATTAAATCGAAACTTCAAAAAGGCCCTACGGGGCCTTTTTGTTTGACTTAAATATCTGTGTTATGCAGATAGAATCAGAAAACGATTTTACTAAATTAAGACGACATATAGATGATTGGCATCGTAAGTTTCCTATGTTTAGACATGATGTTGTCAAAATAGAAAATGCCGTAGAAGAACATATAAAGCAATATAGTATAGCAATGGTAAATTATCGGCAAAGTCGAAAACGTCATTTTTTAGAACAGGCAGAAAACCATATAAAAGATATCAATAGAATAATATCTACTGCAGAAAAAATGGAGTTAATGGCATTACTATCTCAAAGCTAAATACATAGTCTAAAATGAGAGCCGGGTGGTCCGGACTTATGCGGTTACCCACCGCGTAGACCTAGAACGTCATATTAAGGAGAAAACAAATGGGACGTCCATTAAGAAAAGATGTAACTGGTGTAGATGTTATCGGCACACCAGCAAGCGCAACAGGTATTAGAGTAGAAGCATATTTTGGCGGCACAGCTTATACTGATGCTACTTACAACTCAACAACAAATTATGCCTATATCTACAAACAGCGCGGTGGAAAAAGTTTTGTTGTTCAAAATCAAGACGGTGATAAAGCAACCTGTGTTTTACAAGCAGCGATTCCTGCAGGAAATGGTCAAATGAGAATCAATGGTTACATTGGCGGAAATGGTGCAACACCTACTCCTTTGGCTAAAATTTTTAAACGCACTGCTAGAGATTTCAGTAATAACCGTTATACATGGGTATTAGTCAACGACTCAACCAGCGACTATATTCAACTAACAGCAGTTTAATTGAGATTTAAGTATGGGACAGTTTTTACAAACCAACGGCGACTATAATATCAAAACCGGAGAAGGTTCGGATATCAAATTAGATACCGGACCCGGTGTTGGTAATGTCAGAGTTACTGGAAATTTAATCGTTGAAGGTGACACACTAACTGTCTCTGCTGAAAATTTAAATGTAACTGATAACATTATAGTTCTCAATTTTGGTGAAACTGGCGCAGGTGTTACTCTAAGATATTCTGGTTTAGAAGTTGATCGAGGATCCGAACAACCTGCGACCATAGTGTTTGATGAAAATGGAGATGTTTGGAAT